CAAACATTTGGTGATAAGTTTGGTGTGACGCCTGTCCCAAATGCTGCGTACGAGATCGAGTATACGTATTGGAATATTCCAGCATCTTTAAGTGCATATGATGATGTTTGTTCCGTACCTGAACGTTTTAACCATGTTATTTTAGATGGTGCTATGACCTACATGATGCATTTCAGAAGTAATGCTCAAGCGGCTAATATGCATCAACAAAAGTTTGATATGGGTATTCGTAGTATGAAACGTGTTCTAATGGATGATGAACTTACAGTTCGTTCTACAGTTATTGAAAGAACGCATAGATGGACAACTTAAGAACTCACTTAACTGTCTGTGCTGGTGGTCTTGTAACTAACGTTGATCCATTAACACATGCATCACAGATGGGTGGCACAGCACTACGAATGATTAACTACGAACCGTCACTATCGGGTGGTTATCGTCGTATCAGTGGTTTTCAAAATGATTATGGTACTGTCACAGGTACAGGCCCAGTATTAGGTGTACATGTAAATGGCGAACTTGGTGACGGAATTTTTGCATGTCGTAAACCTACAAGCGGTAATAACTATTTACACAAATGGAACAATAGTACTGAGTCTTGGGATGCTATAACGACTACTGGTTCACCGACTATGACCAATGTAGATCGTGTAAGGTTTATTGATTATAACTGGTCAGGAGAAGTACTACTACTTACAGATGGTATAAATCCTGCATCTACATATGACGGTACATCATACGTACAAATTACAGATAGTAATGCTCCTACTGATCCTAAATACGCAGAAGAGTTTGCATCTCATATATTTTTAGCTGGCTCTAGTACAGAACCTTATAATCTATACTTTAGTGCACCTGTAAATGCACTTGATTTTGATCCTGCAAATGGTGCTGGTGTAATAAATGTAGGTTTTACTATTACGGCTATTAAAAAGTTTCGTAATACATTATTTGTATTTGGTGCTAATAGCATTAAACGTTTGGTTGGTACGAGTGCAGCTAACTTTACACTAGAAAATGTTACAGCTAATTTGGGTTGTGTAGCCCCCGACTCTGTGGTAGAATTTGGTGGTGACTTGTTGTTTTTAGCACCAGATGGTATTCGTCCTATTTCAGCTACTGACCGTATTGGCGATATTGAACTAGCCTCAGTATCAAAAGAAATTCAAGACATTTTTGATAATTACTATTTATCTGAAAATGTAACTGATATAAGCATTGTTGTCATTCGTAAAAAGTCTCAGTTTAGATTTTTCTTTAAAAATGATGCCTCTCTATCTTTGATTGGTTCTATTCGTAAAAGCCAAGGTAAACAAAGTATATTTGAGTATAGTCAGCTTATTGGTATAGAAGCTAACTGTGTTGCATCTGGTTATATAGGACAATTTGAATTTGTAATCCACGGAGACTCTAACGGTAAAGTTCATAGACAAGAACAGGGTACAGACTTTGATGGAGAAGATATTTTTAGTTTGTATCAAACCCCTTACTTTTATATGGACGATCCAGACATCCGTAAAAACATTCATAGTATTAATACATATCTAAAGTCTGAAGGCTCTACGGAAATATTTGTTGGTCTATACTACGACTATGAAGATGTGTACTCATTAAACCCAAATAGTTATAACTTTTCTACTGCTCGTGCAGCAGCGTATTATAACTCAGCAATATATGATGATGCAGATAGCATCTATGATGGTAACCCATCACCTAAAGCATTAACAAATGTGTCTGGTTCAGGCAAATCAGTATCAATAAGTTATGTTACAGAAAACGCAAGTCCGAGTCATACGATACAAGCTATCACTATGACCTATGGTCTAGCAGACAGGAGATAAACCGTGGCAGGTTATACAAGACAGTCTATCGCAGACATTATCCCCACCGCTACAGTACGTGCAGGGCCAATTAACGCTGAGTACAATGCTCTTCGTGATGCTTTTGCTTCATCTGGTGGTCACAAGCATGATGGCACTACAGGTGAAGGTGAGTATGTTCCTCTTATTGCTGACGTAGATGCACTTAATAAAATTCAAGTAGACACATCTAATAACCGTTTTGGTGTATTCGTAGAGGTAGGTGCTGCTGCTGTTGAACAAATACGTTTTCAAGATGGTGTCATTGTTCCTGTCACAACTAATGATATTGATCTTGGTACTTCTTCTGTAGAATTTAAGAAT